CCCTTGTCACCCTTTGCACCTTGCGGCCCCTGTTTGCCTTCGGGGCCGCTGTCGCCCTTATCACCCTTTGCACCTTGAAGCCCCTGCTTGCCTTCGGGGCCGCTATCGCCCTTGTCTCCACTCTCACCTTTCTCGCCCTTCTCACCCTGTATACCTTGCGGGCCCTGTTTGCCTTCGGGGCCGCTGTCGCCCTTGTCTCCCTTCTCACCTTTCTCGCCCGGCAGACCTTGTTGTCCTTGCTGCCCCTGTGGGCCCGGGGCGCCTGCCACGCCCTGAATGCCTTGTGCCCCCTGAGGTCCTGCTGGCCCTTCTGGTCCAGCATCACCCTTGGGACCGGGCTCGCGACCGCATGCGGCTAAGGACAGCGACATCACTATGGCGAGCAGCGGAAAAAGCTTCATCGCGTGCCTCCAGCCCATGTTTCGGGCAAAGACTACCGAATGCGAGCGTCAAGTCAAAGAGAGCGCCCCCGCGCCCCACTCGGGGCCTTACGGTCACGAACGGTAATGCTCGGATTGAGCGAAAGAAATTCTGGTCGACCCCCGATTCCGGACCTAACCATGCCCACACATAACGAAGCGCTGCTCGAGGCGTATGCTGCATGCCCGCCGAGTGCGCGAGTCTTTCATACGCTGGAAATCTGGCAATCGTCGTTTGACGAGCCGGCGCGCATCGTCGCCAATGTCGGCGATGACATGTTTTTCGGCATCGAACCCGGCGCGCCGCACGATGGTGGCGCGTTGGTTCAATTCACTGCCTGTCCGCTGACGGCTGATTATCCGGAGCAGCGCGCCGGCCAGGCTCCGACGAGCAAGATCAAGGTCGACAACATCAACCGCGAGCTCGTCCTCAAGATCCGCGCGGCGCTCGGCGTTCGCGAATACATCCAGATCCTATATCGCGAATATCTGCTGAGCGATGTGACCGAGCCGGCCTATGGTCCGGTCGAGTTCGAATTGCGCGAAGTGCAAATGGTCGGCGCCTCGCTGACCGGCACGGCGATGGTGCGCAACCTGCAGAACAGGCGTTTTCCGCGGCTCAACAAGAACTACGACTACATCCAGTTTCCAAGCTTGCTTCCCGCATGATCTTACCAGTGGAATTCGCCGCAGCCGGAAAAGACTAATGGTCCAGTGACCTGGCCGCGGTAATGCCCAGTCGCAAGAGACGGATATTCACCGTGGCGTCAGGATGGTTGCGGCGAAAATCGAGAGCAGGATAGTCGGCGAAGAAACGTTCTGCCTGGGCCAATACGTCGTTCTCGTTGGTCGCAGATATGTACAATCTGCCAAGGTTCACACCGTTACCTTGCCACTCAACTTGATACATCCACGCGCCGGGTGGAAATTGCCGGGCCATTCTGTTTCCCCCTTCGCAAGCCATAGCAGGTCCCGGCGGTAGGGCCATTAACCTGTGTTTATAGACACTATCCATCGACGTGATCGGAGGGAGAGAGACGTGCGTTCGTATTTGCGTGAGGCAATCGCAGCTTGCTTCATTAGCTTCGGCTGCTGCGAAACTACGAAATCGACGTGACCCGTTCCGAATTCCTAATCCCGCTTATCGGCGAGCCTTGGGCCTGGCAGTCGCGCAATTGCTGGGATTTCGCCTGTCATGTGCAGCGCGAGCTGTTCGGCCGCGATCTGCCGCGCGTCGCCGTTCCGGCTGATCCCTCAAAGCGCTGGGTCTTGGAATCGATCGAGCGGCATCCGGAGCGCGCGGCCTGGCACCAGGTGCCAGACGCGCAAGGCGGCCTGGTCGCGGCCGCCGACGGCGCGCTGGTGCTAATGGCGCACCTGCGGTTTCCCGCGCATATCGGCGTCTGGCTCAAGCCCGAGGCGCGCGTGATCCATTGCAGCGAGCAGCATGGCGTTTGCTGCGAGAGCATTCTCGCGCTGCGCCAGATGGGTTGGAAAAAACTGATCTTCTACGAACCGATTATCGGCCGCGAGAACCCTTAGGTACCGACAGCAAGCGCCACCTACGCTACGTCTGCTATCGGGGGGCCAAGCGGAATAGTCGTCCTCGATCCGAGACTTACCGATTCTGACCCGCAGGCGACCAAGGACTCGTTCGTCGTTAACCCCTGACTTGGTTCGCACTCGTCCGCCGAAGCGGCTGCGACCATTACGGTCAGCTACGTTGACCGAACCGCGCGATTGGTCCGGACGCGCAGACACGTGGCGTTCTCCATCGACAAGGTCTGATGAGGGGTGTTCAATTGGACGAAGGATCCGAAAGAGGTCTCCAATTAATTGGACACATTCATTGGTTCATAAGGGAGAAACGAGATGTCCTTCGTCGCACGACGATTGGCGGCGCTTTCGACCGCCATGATTTTGCTTGCTGCCAGCGGAGGCAGTGCACTCGCCCAGAAGAAATACGACACGGGCGCAACCGACACCGAGATAAAGATCGGCAACATCATGCCGTACAGCGGGCCGGCATCGGCCTATGGTGTTATCGGCAAGTCTGAGGCGGCCTACTTTCAAAAGATCAACGCGGAAGGCGGCATAAACGGCCGCAAGATCACCTTCATTTCCTATGATGACGGCTATAGTCCGCCAAAAGCCGTCGAGCAGGCGCGCAAGCTGGTCGAGAACGATGGAGTGCTGTTGATCTTCCAGTCGTTGGGCACGCCGTCCAATACCGCTATTCAGAAGTATATGAACGCAAACAAAGTGCCGCAGCTGTTCGTCGCAAGCGGCGCCACCAAATGGAATGACCCACAGAACTTCCCTTGGTCTATGGGTTGGCAGCCCAACTACCAAAACGAAGCGCGTATCTACGCGAGATACATTCTAAAGGAGAAGCCGAACGGCAGGATCGCCGTGCTCTACCAAGACGACGACTATGGAAAGGATTATCTCAAAGGTCTAAAGGATGGCCTCGGCCAGAAGGCCGCCTCGATGATCATCACTGAGGACGCCTACGAGGTCACAGATCCGACCATCGACTCGCAGATCGTCAAGATGAAGTCGTTAAATGCCGATGTATTCGTCGATATCACTGGGCCGAAATTCGCGGCGCAGGCCATAAGGAAGATGGCCGAGATTGGTTGGAAGCCACTTCACTTCCTAAACAACACCACGGTCTCTGTCGGCGCCGTCATGAAGCCGGCCGGATTTGACGCGTCGCAAGGGATCATCTCCTCGGCCTATCTCAAGGACCCGACCGACCCGCAGTGGAAGGATGACCCTGGCATAAGGGCTTGGAACGAGTTCTTGGATAAATATTACCCGGAGGCCAATCGCCTGGACAGTGCGATCCTGTACGGATACACAATCGCCCAAACTCTCGAGCATGTGCTGAGGGCTTGCGGCGACGATCTCACGCGCGAGAACGTAATGAAGCAGGCTGCCAGCCTCAAAGCTCTCGAACTGGGTGGGCTCTTGCCGGGCATCAAGATCAACACGTCTGCCACCGATTTTGCTCCCGTTTCGCAGGTGCAACTGATGAGGTTCAAGGGCGAATCCTGGGAGCGATTCGGAGACGTCATTAACGGTGACGCCAGCGACTAGTTGGGCTTTGGCACTCGGCAACGTAACTACTAAAAGGAGCAGCCTTGGGCGCGTGGGTGTCGTCGCATGAAACCGAGTGAGCGTGTATTGACGCATGCCCCGCGCCAGCTCCAATTCCGCATTTGCGCCCAACTCTGATGACCGGCGACGCCTGCTTTGCGCCGCTGCTAGGGGCAAACCGGACATTGAACTTGCAACGGTCCGCCCTGATTGATCAGTACAGGCCCTAACACTCCGCTGATTTCCTGATGCATCAAGTATCAAGACAACGTCCGGCGCTTCCGGCGCCGCGGCCGAGTTCCCGCCGCGATCGCCGCGCGGCGCGTACGCCCGCGACCGTCCGGCATCTCGTGATGCCCGGCCTCGAGGTCGCGCGCGCGGAGGCGCGGCCGCGCGAGACCGTGACGGCGTTCCTGCGCCGCACCGGCTGGGCGACGCACGATCGCAAGTATGGCTGGCAATTCCGCAAGGGCTTGCCGACCGTCCTCGATATCAACGGCGAGGCCGTATGGCGCAGGGATTGGCGGCGCCGGCGCATCGGTGTGGGCGCGCACGTTCGCTTCGTCTCCGGGCCGCGTGGCGGGAATGGCGGGTCCAAGCAGATCCTGGGCCTGGTTTCGCTCATTGCCGTCTCGGCCTTCGCGTTCTGGGCCGGTCCGATCGTTGCCGGGGCGCTCGGCGCCGGCGCGCTCGGGGCTGCTGGCTCGGCGATCGCCGCCGGCCTCGCGACGGCCGCGATCGGCCTCGGCGGCTCGCTGCTGGTTAATGCGCTGATCATGCCCAAGCCTGGCGCGACCAACGCGCCCGACTCGACGCAGGATCAGATCTATTCCGTCCTGGCGCAGGGCAACGCGGCGAAGCTCGGCCAGCCGCTGCCGGTCTGGTATGGACGTCTCAAGACATTCCCGGAGTTCGCGGCGACGCCATGGGCCGAGTTTGTCGGGAACGATCAATGGCTCAATGTGCTGCTGTCGGTCTCGATGGGCAGCATGGGTTATGAGGCGCTCTACGTCGACGACACGGTATTGTGGGACCCGGTCAACGGCATCTCCTCGACCTTCACGGGCGCGCAGGTCGCCTTCTATGAGCCGGGCGAGACCGTCACGCTGTTCCCGGTCAATGTCGACGCCTCATCCGAGGTCAACGGGCATCAGCTGCCGGACGGCGCCGGCTCGACAAACTTTCCGGGGGGCGCGACGTCGGGCCCGCCGCTCGGGCCGTTCGTCGCCAATCCGCCGGCGACGCTGGCGCAATCGATCGCCATCGATTTCGTGTTTCCCGCGGGCTGTTTCAGCATCAATCCCGACGATCAGCAGCTGATCGCGCGGGCCGCCTTTATCCGCCTGATCGCCGAATATGCGCCGGTCAACGATGCCGGCGCGATCACGGGTCCTTTCATTCCTCTGTTCGACGTCACGCGCGCCTATGCGTCGAAATCGCCGATCAGGGACAGTATCAAGGTCGATGTCCCGTTCGGCCGCTACACCGTGCGCCTTCGCCGCGGCGACGCCGCGCTGCAGCCGCCGAGCGGCACCAGCGCCTGCAGCTGGGTCGGCCTGCGGTCGTTCCTGAAGGGCAACAATTCGTTTCCGGACGTGTCGACGGTCGCGATCCGCTTATTGGCGTCGCAGTCGACACAAGGCTCTCACAAGTTCGGCGTGCTCGGCACGCGCAAGCTGCCGGTCTGGAACGGCGAGGCGTTCAACACGCAGGCGACGCGCAATCCCGGCTGGGCGTTCCTGGACGCCGTCGTCAGCGAGCAATACGGTTCGGGCCTGCCGATCTCGAAAGTGGATTTCAATTCCATCGTGACGTTCGCGGCCGGTTGCGACAGCCGCGGCGATGCCTTCGATTATCGCGTCGACACGGCGATCGCCGTGCCCGACGCGCTGGACAAGATCCTTAGCCCCGCGCGCTCCAAGCATTTCTGGCTCGGCGACACGGTCTCGATCGTCCGCGATGAATGGCGCGACGTGCCGACCATGCTGCTGACTGATCGCGAGATCGTTCGGGACTCGACTCAAGTGACCTGGACGATGCTCGGCGCCGAGGACCCGGACGCCGTCATCGTCGAGTATCTCGATCAGGACACGTGGCTGCCGGCGCAGGTACAGTATCCGCCGAACAGCGACACGTTCCTGGCGGTCAACGCCGAGACCAAGCGCGTCGATGGCATCGTCGTCCGCGCCAATGCTCTGAAGATCGCGGCCTACCTCTATCTGCAATCGATCTATCGGCGCGAGAATGTGCAGATCGGCTGTGAATATGAAGGCCGGGCGATCACGCTCGGTTCGGTCATCCGGCTGCAAAGCGAACTGCCGATGGCTTATGGCTACGGCGGCGCGGTCACAGGCGTGGCCGGCAACACGCTGACGCTCGACCCGGCGCCGGTCTGGGACCAGGCGCCGTTCTTCATCCGCTTGCGAATGCCGAACGGCAAGTATTTCGGCCCGATATCGGTCAGCGAAGGCGCGAGCCCGTCGCTTGCCGTGCTCGACGCGGCGAGCCTGGCCGCCGCCGAGGCCGCGCAAAAGACCACGCTGGCGGCCGTGCTGGCGCGCGAGGATGGCGGCGAATATCCGTCCTTCGAGCTCGGCACGGGCGTCAGCCAGTCGCGGCTTTGCCTGGTGCTCAACGGCGCGCCAAACGGCGATCGGTTCACGCTGCAGCTCGTCGTCGATGACGAGCGCGTGCATGCGACCGATCTCGGCGACCCGCCGCAACTGCCGACGCCCAATTTTCCATTCAACCCGAAAGTGCCATTGGTCGCGGGCCTCAATGCGCAATTCGCGCAAGGTGTGGCCGAGCCGATGTTGTCGGCAAGCTGGTTTCCGGCTGCCGGCGCCGTCTACTACATCGCCGAGGTGTCTTTCGACGGCGGCACGTCCTGGCAACAGGTCTATGAAGGGCAGGGCAATCACTTTTCACAAGTCGTGACGCTAGCCGCGCTGACAGTGCGCGTCCAGGCCGTCAACGGCACGATCCGCGGGCCTTACAGCTTTGAGAGCGTTCCGCCGCCGACGATCGTGATCAGCGACAAGACGGTCGCGCTGCAGTCGCTGCTCGATGGCCTGCAGTACCAGGTCACCACGCTGCAGGATCAGGTCAAGC